CCGCTGTTCCAGTCCTTTTCATCCTGCACTGTCTTGAGTTCCCTCACTCTCAGTTCTGATTTGGCCAGTGCACTTTTCATCCTGTCGAGGTCATGCTTAAAACTGTAGAACACCAGTGCCGATTTCCCGTTAAGTTCCTCCACCAGTTCCATGAACCTCTCAATCTTGCACTTATGAATTTCATGCACATCCCTTTTTTCGTCATACACTGCTCCGTTACTTAACTGTAAGAGTTTATTCGACAGTGCCGCCGCATTTGCGACTGTTATTTCTTCAAGACTGTTAAGCTCCAGTATCATCTGCTTTTCAAGTTCCTCATACTGTTTCCTTGCTTTCGCATCAAGCTCCACACTGACTATGTTGTCCACCACGTCAGGCAGTTCAAGGTAATCCTCCGCCATCATGGACACGCATATGTCAGCTATTCTGTCCATGATTGACTTGTCTGAACCCTGCTTAAGTTCATACTCGCCATACGGATTGTTTCCATATCTGTAGAAATTGAAGTACCTCTCCCTGAATGCCGTTATATTTTTTCCCAGCCGTTCTCCCTGATCCAGCAGGTAAATCTGTGCCCATATGTCCTTGAGTCCGTTCGGTGCGGGAGTTCCTGTAAGCCCCACAAGCCTTTTAATCTTACCCAGTACAAGCTTAAGTGCCTTGAACCTTTTGGCCTGATGGTTTTTAAAACTTGAAAACTCATCTATGACAACCATGTCGAATGGCCAGTCGTTCCTGTAGTAGTCCACAAGCCACGGTATATTTTCCCTGTTGATCACGTATATATCGGCAGGGGTGTTCAGTGCATTAATCCTTTTCTTTTCCGAACCCAGTACTGCTGAGAATTTAAGGAGCTTCAGGTGGTCCCATTTTTCTGCCTCCCTGAACCATGTGCTTTCTGCAACCTTTTTCGGTGCTACGACAAGTACCCTGCTGACCTCGAACATGTTAAGCTTAAGTTCATCTATGGCCGTAAGCGTTATTATTGTCTTTCCCAGCCCCATGTCAAGCAGAAGCCCGACTTTTTCAGTATTTACAACTTTATCAATGCAGTACTTCTGATAATTATGTGGCTTGAACTTCACTTTGCCTTCCTCCTTCAATTTCCAGTATCTCTTTTATTTTTTCCTTTGAGTCCGCGATATACACTCTCTGACCGTATGCCTGTATTTTCTCGATCTGTCTGTCCTGTAATGGTCTCGTTGTTTTTCCCGTTGCCTTAAGTTCCACGAAAAACAATGTTTCGTTCGGCAGAAGGCACAGTCTGTCTGGCACTCCCGCATGTCCGGGGCTTACAAATTTATATGCGGTGCCTCCCATTTTTCTCACTTCGGACACAAGGTATTTTTCGATTATACTTTCCAACATTTTTTTGCCTCCTTATTTTTACCTACCTACAATCTTCACGTACACGCGTATATAGAGACTATAAAATAGGTAATTTAGGTAATTTAGGTGCGTATAGTAGTATTACCTAATTTATCTAATTTATCTAATTTAACCTTATATATAGAAAGATTGTAGTTTTGTAGTTGTATTTAATATAAGTATTAATTTTACTGGTTTTGAATTACCTACATTCTACCTACAAAGTCACCTACAAACTACATTCTCAATTTTTTTAATTTTTTCTTAACCTACAAAGTTTGTAGGTGATTTTGAGATTGTAGGTGACTTTGTTTGTCACTTTGTAGGTGATTTTTCCACCTAAATTACCTAAAATATAAAAGTTTGAAAAAGATTGTAGTTTTTGTAGTTATACCTATTTATCTTTTTTTTTTTTGAATCCTCTCTGATTGCCGTAATCACCGTACTTCAGTGGTGTTTTATGACGTTCCCAGCCTTCCATATTTTCAAGGATGCCGTTGACTTCCATACTGTCTGAATTTTTAATGTAAGCCTTTTTCATCTCGAAGCATTCGACCAGTATTTCTGCCGCACAGACTCTGTCCCTCGGAACTGTTTTTATCCCTGATTTGTCAAATCCTTCGAAGTAGTAGTTTTTTCTTTTGGCCGTTCCCCATTTATGCCAGTCTTCAGGGATTTCTTTCTCAAGGAAATCCTTCACCATCCCCTCCCTGGAATTTACGATTCTGTGTTCTTCCTGCTTCTGTTCTGCGATTTTAAGTTCTTCCCCTGTCAGGAATAGGCTTTCACCCAGTACGTAGTTCATGTATGCTTCAGCCCATATCTGATCTCTTTCGGCATCAAGGTCTTTCCATATACTCTTTTTAGGTTTTTCGGTTCCTACTTCGACTGGCCAGAACCTCCTGTTCCCTGTCCTGTCCCTTAGGAACTCACTGTCGTTTGAAGTTCCAAAGAACACACATCTTCTCGGGTATTTCTCGGTCACGTGGCCATACGCTTTCCTGTATATGTCGTCCTGCTTACTCAGGAACTGTTTTATAAGATTGGTTTCACTTCTGTTGAATCCTGTAAGTTCTCCAAGTTCATTTATCCACGTTCCCTGAATCAATTCTGCGGCTTCTTTGCCTTCGAAAGTCTGAAGGCTGTCCGAGTACCACTCACCTCCAAGTTTAGCAAGGAAAGTACTCTTGCCTATACCTTGCTTACCTGTGAAGATGGGCATGTAATCATACTTCACTCCGCCATCGATAGCTCTCGCAACCGCAGCCGTCAGTGATATTCTCATAACTGCCCTTGAATAAATGTCATCCTCCGCTCCTAGATAATCACTCAGAAGAGTTTCCAGCCTAGGCGTGCCATCCCATCTGACACTTTCGAGGTAGATTTTCACGCTGTTGTACTTGTTCTTGTTTGACACTATGAGAAGAGCATCGTTTACCTTGTTTACTCCTGTAAGACCATATCTATTTTCGAGGTAGTTTCTCAGTCCACTGTCATCCACTTCCTCGTACTGTCTTACAAAGTTACGGCTGTCCCATGGAAGAGCCCCTGTAACCATTGCCCTGTTGGCAAATTCATCTATTGCGAACTTCCCTTTCAGGTTGATATCATTGTCCAGCACGAGTTCCATATTTTTTATTGTTCTCGCATTGTTACCTTTATCGTTCTGTTCCAGCTGATCCATCCATGACAGATCTGTTGTTTCATCATCCACTGTTGTGAAATCCCTGGCCGCCTTTTCGTACTGTTCCCTGTTAAGTATTGCGGACACTTCCCTTATACCCCTCGCAAGTTTTGACATCTCGATAAATGACGGGTATCTGTTGGCGGGTGTACCTTCCTTCACATCCATGTCCATGTCTGCGAACTTGTGGAGCCTTACCATGTCGAATGCATTGCACAGCTTACCTCCCGCAGGGTCAGTGGCATGGTGCGAGTATACGAAGACGTCGTCATAAATTACAGCTCCTCCATAAGTGCTCCCCTGGGTATAGGTCATTCTTTTTCCATCATCAGATATGTCGTACTCTTCCGGAATAAACTTTTCCACAGCCTCGGCTATGGTGAAAGTTTTACAGAAAGCTCCTATTATTCCTGATTTTTCAAGAGGATTTTCCTGTTTTTTAAGCATCTTTTCTGCCATTTTTTCTGTTCCCGGAACCTGTGGCCACTCCGTCATGTCCTTCCAGTCCTCATACATTGCGAGGATCCCGTCAACTGACAGCGGAGCCTTTTCAAGATTAAACCTGTATAGATATCTGCTGTCCACCGAACAGCTTGCCCAGAACATCAGCCTTACAGGCTCAAAGGTGGTAGGGTCGCACATGGCCATACCTATCATCTGAGCCACTTTCCTTGCCGCCGGCTCATATTCATCAGGGGACATGCTCCTGTCTGTGACAATTATAACTCTTAACCTCGGTCTGCTTTCCATGTGCTTACGTGTGCCGTACAAGGCGTAGGACATGTTAAGTCTTTCGACCTTTTCAATCACTTCTTCTGTTTTTCCCGGCTCGATGTTATCAAGGTCTAACGTTATTAAGTCCCTTGACAGCAGGTTCACGTTTTTTCTTATACCGTCCTTGAGTTTTCCTGCAACAAAGCCTCCGACGTCCTTAAGCTCATCCTGTTTCGCCTTCGGAAGTTTCAGGAAGTCTTCAAACTTCTCGGCAGTCCTTGTCGGTGTTTCAAGTCTCTTGACGAACTCGCTCCATAAAAGCTTTTCTGTTTTCCATCTTGTCTCCTTCCTGCTACCTGCAGTACTTATTACTATTTCCCTGTTGTACATTTTTACCTCCTTCCTACTTCCTAATCCTTCTTATAATATCCCGTTTCAAATCCGTCTGCCCTCAGAATCAGGCCTTTAGCCCATTTAAGTTCTTCTCCCATCAGGTCGCACACTTCTTCTACAGTGACGTCCATCGGGGCTTCCAGTACAACTTCATCGTGTATATGCATTACAATCTTATATCCCTTATCGGTCAGTTTCAGGATAGTTGCGGCTAAGCAGTCACGGGCTATTGCCTGCACGATGTTCTCCACAAGCTTTCCGCCATAAGTTTCTGCCGTTTCCCATTTGCCTGAAACCTGATTCGGTGCCTTGTAGGTTATCACTGTCGACCCCCAGCTGTTCTCCCTTGTTCCGGGACTGACATAGTGGAGCTTACGGCCACTCGGAAGGGTTACCGTCAGGAAGTCGAGCCCTTTTGCGAGATCCCCTTCCCTTGAAAAAAGTATTCCGTTCACAGCCTGCCTTGTTCCGTTCAGCACCACTTCTGCGGCCGCATTCCCTACAGCATACCACAGGTCAACTATTCTCTTATTTGAATTTCTCCACATTCTGACAATTTCAGGAAGTTCCTCTTCGGTCAGTCCCATATTAATTGCACCCATGGCCATGAGGGCTCCGCTTGACCCCTGATAGCCGAGTGCAAGTTCCGCAACTTTCCCTTTCTGTCTTAAGTGGTAGTTCTCCTTACCCTTCGCTATTGTAGATATGTCCACTCCGAACATCTGTGATGCCGATGCCTCATATATTTTTCCGTGAGTTCTGAACACATCAAGTCTCCACTGTTCTCCTGCAAGCCATGCGATTACTCTTGCTTCTATTGCGGAAAAGTCGGCGATTACAAATTTTTTACCTTCTTCCGGAATAAATGCCGTACGTATTAACTGCGACAAGGTATCAGGTATATTGTCATACAGAATGTCCAAAGTCAGCAGGTCTCTTCTTTTCACCATGTTCCTTGCGTCGTCAAGGTCTGACAGATAGTTTCTCGGCAAGTTCTGTACCTGCACAAGTCTTCCAGCCCACCTTCCTGTCCTGTTCGCTCCGTAGAACTGCAGAAGTCCCCTCACACGGCCATCTTCACAGAGGGCATCCTTCATGGCCACGTATTTCTTCGTGCTTGTCTTACTCAGTTCCTGCCTTATTTCGAGCACTCTTTTTACGTTCCCTTCAGTTTCTCCGATAAGATTTTTAACTGTTTCCTTCTGAAGATTTTCGGCATTTATGCCTTTATCATTTAACCATTTCAGTAACTGCACTGTACTGTTTGGATTTTCCAGCCCTGTCAGTTTTTTTGCTTCATTCAGCAGATATTCATTCCAGGTGTCACTCACGAACAGGGCACTTTCAACAAGCTCACTGTCCACTTTAATACCTTCGGCATTCATTCTGACATCAGTATGCCACAGCTTCCACTCGAATTTTGGGAGTTTTATCCCTTCAAGTTTTTCCTTTATTGACATTTCTGCCACCACGTCCTGCCTGTTATATTCCTTGTAAAGTTCCCACTTTTCAGGCTCATGGTGTGGCATGTTCCTTGTTCTCCCACCGTTCCTCTTCGTAGGTTTGCATGGAACGGAGAAAAGTCTTATAAGGGCTTTACCTGTTGCAGATTTTTTCTTATCATTTTCAAATCCCATTGCCTTCCCGACCTTGCCCAGTCCTCCCGGATAACCTGCATAATATGCATGTATCATGGTACATCTCCACTGTTCGAGATTGGTCCTGTACCCTACCTGGTTAAGGCAGTACCACTCGAAAGCCGCATTATATGCCCTCAGTTCCGTTTCCCCGTCATTGAGCATCTTCACAATTTCCTCCGGTACCACCCCGCCTTGTGCAAGGTCTATCACTTCAACGGGCGACCCGTTAAGTGAATAGGCAAAAAGAAGGATTTCAAAATCCGTACTCTGTGCATACTTATACAGTCCTGTTTTTGAAATGTCTTCACTGCTGTAAGTTTCAATATCTATGTTCAGTACATTCATTCGTTATCCTTCCTTTTTAATTAATATAGTTCTTCATCCTCAACCGGAGCGAAGTCCTGCTGAGCCGTTCTTCCTCCTGCAAGCGGTTCTCCGTCCGACACCTTCTGCACATTCCCCAGTCCTGCACCTATACCTTTTTTCCCTGTGAACATGTAAGGGAAAAAGTTTACCGTTACGTTCGCGTAAATCCCGCTATAAATTTCTGACTGATCCATTATAGGATTCACATACTTGTCCACTACCTGAGGCGGATAATCCGTTTTTGCCGATGCTGTAAATACCCAGTGACCTTTACACTCAGGTCCGAAAGGTTCCCCGTTCTGTTTTACCCCGTCCCCGTCCCATATAGGAGTTGGAACATGAGGAGGCTTGACACCGTTCCATTTTTCAGCTGTTCCTATCTTTATCGCCTCTGCAATTGCGGCATCAATTTTCTGTTTTGCGGCCGTATCCGATTTCGGAACAAGTATAGTCGTGCTGTATTTTTCTTCCGCCCCCGGAGTTGCCGCATGTGGTTTAAATAAGTGTACAAAGCTTAGTCTTCCTCTTACGTTTATTCTAGTGTTCTGATTTTTTTCCATATATTATCATCCTCTCTTAATCTATTATTTTTTCAAATTCATCTTCTGCATTAATAACACCATTTATATACGGAGCCCTTTTATCCGACTCCATTACAAGTGTAGGCTTGCCTTTAGGCTTTATTATCAGTTCGCCCACGTAATCATTAAAATCTTTCTTCCCTATTGTCCCCTCGAGCTGGCTTAATGTAAGCATCTTACGTTCATACATCAGCTCTTCGGCTATACCTTTTTCCTTAAGTATCTCAAATGCTTTTTCAGTATCTGAGAACGTTCTTACCGACCTTCCTTCCACAAGTTTCCATCCCGGAACTGTTTCACCTTTCAGGATTGCCTGCTGGCAGTAGTTCTCAATGTCCTTGACCCATTTCACGATATCCTGTGCCCTTTTAAGTATGTCACCCATTTCGGCATTACTTAAGATGTTACCTTTTAACTTCATATCTGTTTCAAGGCTCATGTTCATTTCCGCCCTTGCCCTGCATACTGCCTTTGCCCTGCAGAACGTACATTGTCCCGGAACAAAATCCCCTTCGGCATTAAATGCCCTCTCGGCATTAGGCTTAACTTCTTTTTCCGCCCACTCCGTAAGTTCCTCTGCTGGTATCTCCCACACCGAGATGCTGTCCAGTCTCGGCTGTACAATTCCCATGTTGACCGTTTCTATGTCCTCGAACAGCGAATATTCAAGATACGCTCCTAACGAATAGAGCATAAGCTGTGGGTTATTTTCCGCAAATACGGGAACACCTTTTCCATATTTTAAATCCCTTACGTATAAAGTTTTCCCGTAGACCGTAACGAAGTCACATGTCCCGAACCCTTCAGGCACATATGCACTGAAATCAACTTTCTTCTCGATTGATGCCACGGCGGGTTTATCAAAGGACATCATAAGCTCCTTTATATGCTCGAGATAGGCATCCGTGTAGGCATCCATCTCAGGCTTATAAAGTTTGTTTGCCTTAAGTTTCTTCAGTCTGCTGTTGTAAGTCCTTGCACCCATCGGGCTTGTATATTTTGTCAGCTTGAGTTCCGAAATCTCATGTGCCAGTGTTCCCTCCTCGGCATACTCAGAAGTTGTTTCAGGGAACAGTTCCTCAAGCCTTGCACTTGGATTGCAGTTCATCCATCTTGACGCCCCGCTTGCCGAAAGCAGGGCATGATCCCTTTCCTTGTGGTTTATCATATTCTCACCCCTAGTTCCCGCAAATCATTTGCAAATGCATCATATAGTTTAGGGTCCAGTTCTGTCAGTTTAGACAGGTTATATTTCCCTTTTATTAATTTGGCGACCTCTGAGCCTAGATTCATCGTTGATGCCTCGTGGCATCCTGCCTTAAGCTGGTCGTAGCTCCACCCTTGTGTTTCTTCCTTTGCAGGAGTTTCTGTTTTTTCAGGTTCTTCCTCCTTCGGAGTTTCTACATTTTTAACAGGTGTTTCTTCCTTTTTCTCAGGTTTGGCTTTTACGTCATTTGTCTGCCAGTCCCCTGTTTTTGTTTCTGTTTCCGCCTTTTCAGGGTTTTTAACTTTTTCAGCTACTGAAGCTGCTATGTTCTGTACTGGATTATTTTCTAGTCCTGCCAGTGCTTTAGAAAAGTTCTCTATTACTTTTTTACTTCCTTCTTCAATTTCAAATAAAACCTTTATTTCCATTATTCGTTCCCTCCGTTATTTTTGTTATATTCATCAGCCGGTACCCATTCGATGTTGTCAAATGCGAACTCCACCATTTTAGTTATCACATCCACCTTACTCCATCCTGTTTCGATTGATACGATATCAAGCAGGTTATGTGTACTTGACCTTATTCTTATAGGTATTCCGTAGTCTTTTTCATTTTTTTATTACTGGTTTCTTTGGTAATCTGAGCTTTTCCATTTGTCCTCCTATTCTCTTAATGCAAGAGGCATCAGCAGATATACCCACCTGATGTCTGTTTCGCCTCTTACAAGCACCGCATTTCTTTCGTTCGACATTTCCATGACAGTCAGGCTGTCTTTAGATTTGCTTAAATAATCTATCAAAAATTTGATGTTCAGTGAGATTTTTAAGTCTTCCCCTGTCTGCACTGTATCTATTTTTTCCTTGAACTCTGTAAACTCGTTTGATGCTTTTACTGTCAGCCTGCCTCCCCGGAAGTCAAGTATGCCTCCGTTTTTCGCCTCCTTGTTGTATTTCGCAACTGTAAGCCCTTTTCTGAGCGATACATGAAATACTTTCGTGTTCAGCATCACCTTCTTATCGTTTTTTAACCCTTTGATTATCGTTTTATAATCAGGGAACGAAAGCTTAACCGGTTCTGTCCGTATGTTGACGCTTCCAAGTCTGAAATTAATCTTTCCACTGATATCCGTCATTACCAACACCGTTTCTTCAATCCCCTGTATTTTTGACTTCAGGGCTTTGATTAATCCTTTTACCGCTTTCAAGGGGATACTGGCAGATAATTGCCCCTGAGGTTCCGTTATTTCTGTTTCGCACATGGCCAGTCTGTAAGTATCAGTTCCTACAGCTGTCATTTTATTTTCTTCCATTTCCAGTCTC